GTCAAACTTCTTGGCTTGACTGAAGTGCAAACGAGCATGGATGCTGGAGAAAATCACAGCACCTTGTTCAATCAAAGCCTGAACAGTTCCTACAGGAGTGTTGGAAGTCGCATCTGCAATCTTTTCGCTGGCAGTGCTGACAACACCTTTACTAGCATCGGTCAACCATCCCAACAACTGCATGAGGACTGGAGAAGGTGCGTTAAACGGCATCGGCATGATATATTTGCGAATGTCGTCAATACCGACCGGACCTTCAATATCTGCAATTTGAGTAACGGCAACCGATTGACTTGTCCCGTTGATGCGCGAACCTTTGAGCTTCAACAATGTCGGCGCATTGTTAATGTGTGCGCTGTCAAGAAGTGCACGAAGAGCGCCTGTCGCAGCACCGGCAAGACCACCGATCAAATGAGGAAGACCGATACCTTGAGCACCGCGCCAAGGTATGAAGATGTCTTCTACGATCCACTGGAGAGTTCTACGTTTCTCGTCTTGCTCTTCCCAGTTCCTACGAATAGAAACAACCTTGTTTTCATATTCATCAATTGCAACGATATAAGGTGACTTACGACCACCGGTGAAATCATCGTCTTTAATCGCAAGTTTCAGGTAGACTTCGTAAACGACGCGATCACCATCTTCATTCATTCCCGAACTGTCTTTACCCTCAATTCGGTCGTTTGCCAAAGCGGTATCGCTGCGCTCAGGGTCACCCATTGCGGCGATAATACGAAGATCACGATATGTCGCGTTTTCTATACGCTCTTCGTAGGTATCTTGTGAAACATATTGCCGATGCGTTTGACGACTTGCTGCATAGAAGTTCGGCGCATTGTATGGAATGAAGACATCGTCAATTGGAACAAATTCTACGTCAATCTTTTCATCAGATTCGTTTACTGAGAATTTGACATATTGACTGCCGCCGAGAGGAAGCTGAGTAAGAACCTGTTCTTGTACGGAGCGATATTCTGGAATCTCATGAACAAACTGATTGTTCAAGCATAACGCAAGTTGTTTGACTTGCGTCTCAAGTTCAGGTGAAACAAGTGATTCTGTTTCAACTTTTACCGGGCCAGTCGCGGGGAACAGTTCTTTAATTGCGCGAGCAGCGAAGTCAATACATGACTCAGCCATGACCGGATGTACGACACGACTTGCACCGTGGAACTGAGCACCACCAGGAGCGTCGTTACCTAGACCTGTACGACGGATACCTTCTTCATAGAGTTCATCACGACGCTTACGAGCAATCTTGTCGTTATCAATCTTCTCAAGTAAATCTTGAGCAAGATTATCAAGGAATTTCTCAGGGAGTTGTTCTGCCAGATTCTCATCAAACGCAGGAGGAAACAGTTCATCAAGCATCGGCACAATGGCCGAGCCATCGTCTTCCTCGATGATATCCTCAAACGGATCTTCAGGTTGATCCGTTGGATCAACAAGGAACTCTTGCTGCAGATCTAATTGAGGTTGCTGAATCATGAAGAGTCCTGATTGATTATTGGCTCAGTTTAGCACATTTTTGAGGTTATGCAAGCGGTGAGTTTAATCTTCATCGCCAAACTTTTTCCAATTACGATAATAAGTACTGATATCATTACCACTTCTAGAAAGTAACGAATTCAAATCTTCACCAGAGTCTTCAGCACGTTTTAGCATGTAATTGTTGAAACCTGGATCTGATAAAAAGTCTTCTTTAGAAAAGTAACCAAGTTCTTTCATATCGTACATATCCACATTACCCAATTCTCTAATATCCGAGAAATTACCAGACTTCACGAAATCTTGAAGATACGGAATATGTTCGGCTTTCGGTTTTTGATTGAACTTACCCTTGATTTGCTTGATATTGAGCCTTGGGTCTGGGTATTGAATTCTGTCAGGAAAAAGTTCTCTAACAGCGTCATAAGTGCCGTCGGCGTAGTATTCGTATTCTTCATTAGTGTGTATGCCACGGGGTCTATCATACGGATAAGGCCAACTATCTCTAAACAGTTCTACTTCTGAATCTGAAAATGAATCGTAGTCTATATGAGGGATCCTTCCCGTTTCCACCTGAGCAATGGGTTTTCCGTCAGGATCGAGTAGAAGATTGAGACGTGATCCCCTTGATCCGTACCGCATCAACGCGTCGTCATCCTTCGTACACCAACCGTTCTTTTCACCACATGCTTTACCGATCTTAAAAGCTTCTTCAGAATCTGCAACGTCAGGGAGGCGCACCATGCGATAACCATCGGGGTATTCTTTTACGACGTTCCAATCGGGATAGTCGCGAATCGCTTCGTTGGATTTCTTTTCTGCTTCGATTGCCATGCGGCGACGATGTTGGTTGATTTTGGCAACCATGTCAACCATTGATTCCATAGAATTCCTGCGCGGATTTGCGAGGTCTTCAGGGGTCAGACGAAGATTGGCAGGAAGGTCGCTTGTCGGGTTGAGTGCGTTACCGATTTCGTCGATGAGGTGGTCGAAACCTGAATACCCTATTCTATTGTACAGTTGATAAACAGGCGTTTCATCTGACAACATGCTCAATTCCGGAAAACCTTTGTCAAAGTCTCCACCACTATTCAGTCTTCGTTCTCCGGCTGTAAGAGGGTTTATATTATTATCTGTAAATGTTTCCCATTGTTTACCTAGTTCGGTATTAGCGTAACCTTCTTCTGGAAAACCCGAGTCTGAGCGAAGACCTGTGATTAACTTTTCTTCTGGGGGTTCTGCGTGCAAAACTCCCGACATTTCATCTTCGTAACGTTCTTGAGCGCGTTTAATGTCGTTAGGATGTTGTGATTTTGCAACCGCTTTGTCATATCGTGCTTTCGCCGCAGCGGCCATTTTGTCTGCACGCAGGCGAATCGGATCCTCCGGAGTCGCCATTAAATTCTTGATGTAGCTTGTAAGCGGGCCGTCGATCCAACTGTTGATTGCAGGGTATTGTTCTATCGGATCGCCGTAATCGGCAGCACCTGTAGTTCTTTTCAACGGTTTCAAAGCATTTTCAACCGACTTGGTAAACCAGTTCTGACCTTTGTTCTTGATAACGCCGAGCCCTCCTGCGGAAGGAGTTGGAATTGGCATGTCAAGTAGACGTTTATCAGGAACAGGGATGCGTCCGGTTCTACCACCTGAGGTCAGTGGATTGAGACCGTAGGACATATCATCAAGGAGTTCGGGTGATTCACCGAATAGGAGCGAGCCGATTTCGTGTCCTGCTCCGTAACGGTTCCAAGGGGAATCAGATTTACCGAGCTTCTTCGTTTCGTATTTGTTCAGAAACGCTTTGATCTTCTTCGCCATTTCCGCTTGACCGGAAACTAGCGGATTGCGCGGTGGAGCTTTGACAGTATTTGTCTTCTGAAAGTCGTCAATCAGGTCTTGAAGGGTTCGCATGTCAATACCACCGTTTCATATTCGGATCTGGATTTAGAACGTTTGAATAACCGTGGCGATAGACGTTCTGAAGACGTTCGTACATTTCAGGATCATTGCGGTAAACGTGCATCCAGTTCAACAGACCATTATCGTGTTGTTTAGAACCGTTGATCTGCATTTCTTTAAGAATGCGATCAATATATCCGGCTAGATCTTGGATACCGCTTCCTCTAGGAACCGAATCTGAATAGATACCACCCATAGATCACCCGCAAACAAAGTTTGAGCATAGTATGGCTCAACCGCTCACGGTGTAAAGCAGTAAACGTTAATCGTCAACTGTCGTATGGATTCCGAAATTGCCCGTCGATTTCGTCATCTTCTTCGTATTGATTCTTTTCAGGTTCTGGATCAATTGAGATCCACTCTTGATCTCTGAAGACACTTAAGGCTTGTGAAGTTATGTCGACGAATTCATCATGTGCGCTGTTGGGGAATGCACAGACCTCGCGCAAGTAATCTTCTGCCCATGTGACGAATTCCCCTGGAACCTGTTTACTCTCTGGTATCCAAACGCGCCCGTTGTAAACAAGATGAGAAACCGCATGGAGGCGCATGACTTTGTCAGGGCGTCCGGGATTGTATTTCCGTATCGGCAAACCTGCCCGTTGCAAATCTTGAATCAAAGGGATACCAGAACCTTTGTCTTCAATAAGGAGAAGATCAACAGGGGCTTCTTGATCACCATAAGTGCATTTGAATTCTTCTACCGCCTTTTTACGGAGTTCTGGATATTTCAAATGCTCGGTCCAGCAATCCAGGATCATGACACAATGAGGTTCATCAGGACTTGGGCGGAAGACGCCAAACGTCACACAACCGGTCGGGTCATTCTCGGTCTTCTCTGTAAACGCAGTGTCGTAACTTTGAATGACGAATTCAAAAAGAGGCATCGCTTTCTTCGCGGGCCACTGTTTGAACCAAGACCGTTTCAAGATACCCGATTCTTCGATATCAATTAGCTCAGCGTGAATCTCCTGCCTCCCCAGGTTCGTGCCTTCGTACTGCGTAATCTGCCGCATAAACGGAGCCGCGAGATTAGCCTTATTCTCATAAGTCGATCCTGTTGTCATTACGATCTTGTTGATCGGATGCCTTGCGAGCTTGACTAACTGCTGGATCAATGGAGTGGGTTTCGGAGTTGTTGTTACAACGCATCTTGGATTTGATCCCAAGCGCAAAGTGAATTGCAACATATCCCAAGTCATCTGTTGCGTGTTGATATCGTAACCCGCGATTTCGTCAACCCATGCGAAGTCAAACTGAGGACCACGAAGACGTTCCGGTTCTTCTGCTGAGAACAGAGACGCCTGTGCTCCGTTGGGCCAAGTGACCTTACGTTTCGTTGATTCGTACAACGGACGTGCCCACGGGGGGCAAACACTGACGAGTCCGGACTGTCCTTCTACTGCAACGTCACGTGCATCTGAGGCGGTCGGGCTTATGACTGCAATACGTTTCGCTTGACCTGTTTCAACCATTTCTCTTGCGAGTTCAGCTCCAACGCGAGTCTTGCCAAACCCGCGACCGGCGAGCAAGACCCATGTCGCCCATTGCTTGCGGAACTCGCAAACCTCATCATTAGGATTCGGTACTTCCTTGATCCAGACGTTAGGCGTAAGATGCTGTATCGGCTTCCATCCGTCTTCGTCCGGAGGTTCGTAGGTGATTATGACGTTAGTTTTATCTTCTGAGTTGTGGCGATGACATCCAGGGAAATCTTCGATTTTTAATTTTTTGTCTGTCTTACTTTGAGCGCGGAGATAGGCGCACATACAGTAAGAAGTCGCTTTTGACTTCTTATGATCTGGAGCCAATTGTTTCGGGCGACCAAGGAACTCCCAGTCAAACTGGAGCTTGGCAGCGTCTTCGTCTGACATTGCGCGTACCATTTCCGCCCGCTTCTTCGCTGGCAGACTGTCAAATTTCTCCCTTGCGCTCAGGTACTCGATTGACGGTTTGTCGGTAGACTTGAGAACGTCGGTCATTCAATTCGCTCTATACTTTTTATTATATCAGGGTTAAAGATAGACCATTCGTATCCGAAATCGTCGTTAAGGTATTGTTTGAAACCGTCTATTCCGGAATCTATTAAATCTTTACGAACTTCATCAAAACGATATTTTGGTAGATCTGACAATTTATTTCTTAAACCGTAACCTCTTGGATCATACTTTTTAGAAACGTATTCATAAGCTTCTCGTTCACTTGGCGACATTTTGACAGCGGGATCTAAAACGCGGGACGTATCTAGATCTAATTGTAATAGTGCAGGATCATCTCCGCCGTATTTCTTATAGACTTTGGCTAAATCTCTATTCCCCAAATAAAGTCCCGGACCCTGTGGTAACAGATAACCCTCCCCTGTTCCAACTGTCGATGGATCCCATTTGTCAAAAGATCTTCCTCCATGATACAGTCGGGTTGTTTCTCTGGGTATAGGGAATTGAACTCTTAAGTCATTACCTTCGCTAATCAGTTTTTGCGGCCATTCTTCAACGTAGTCAAATCGTGATGGATCAGTTTGTTCGCTCCAGCGAATATCTCCACGGAGTTCAACGGGGACACCGTCTAGTCCAAGTTTCTTCGCGGCCATCGCTCGGTGTCTGCCCTCATGACCAACGATGTTCGCCACACCCTTCCCATTATGTTCAAACCACAATTGAAGTTGATTTTGCAATTGATTTTGTTTGAATGATTCGACCAAATCGTTGACACGTTTGATATCAACTTCGTTAAGAGGGTGTGACAGTGCGAGGAAATCATCTGGAGTCATCTCTATTGACTTAGATCTTGATTTCCAATCTGGCACACCTTTCACACGTTCAATCAACTCCTTCAGTATGTATTTCGGATTGAGCGCAGCTTCAGCGTCGTCTGACGTCATCGCACCTGCTGTCAACGCAGCGCCTTTGAAGAGTTTTCCTCCGATCGGACCTCCGGCAAACATCATTGCTGCTTCGGCAGGAGATTGAGGAACAACAAACTGTTCCATTGATTTTAGTGCTTGACGAACTTTCTCATCGGTAGGTGCGCGATCTCCGTGCGTCATTTGACGTTGTTGAACTTTTCGTAATGCCTTTTCAAAGTCGTTCATGATTGTATCACCTGCCGAAGTTTGCTGCGAGTAGTATAGCTCAACTTTGCCGGTGCGTTATTTCGAGTCTTCCTCGTAATCAATGTCAGTGATCTCAGCTTCGATGGAGGCCAAGAAATTCGCCTTGACTTCTTGGAATTGAATTGGACCTCCGTTGACTCCGGTCATTTGAACTTCCTTTGTCTCCTTCCAACCAGCTCTTGTCTTGAGCCAGAACTTGACCATATCCGTGTCGCCTCCGAGGGCGCTCTGGAGGGCGACTTTGGCTACGGCTTGATTGATGCGTTGTGCACTTGTCTCAATCTCGTATTTGTAATACTTCTCTAAGAGCTTGGGTTCAATTCGCAAGGTCGCAGCAATGTCTTGGACGCTGAGGCCCAATGCGGTCATTTGCTCTACCTGCTTCGCTTGTTCAAATCCCGGGTCAAATCCAGGACTACCCTTGATGTTCGCACTGTGAATCAATGCGTCGCTTATGTTCTTTGACCATTCGGGTAGAAGGTATTGAGCAACCAACGGATCGCGTCCTAAACCTTGGGGAACATCGGGTAGACGATTACCGTCAGCGTCGAATCTTTCAATTGAATTTGGCCCGCCAATCAAGCCATCAGTCAATAGATTACCTTCGGCGTCGTAACGCTTAGGAACAAACGGTTTAACTACCTCTGGAACAAAGTCTTCACCGAGTTCGAAGGGAGGTTTGTCGTCGTCTTCTTGCTTGCGCTTTCTCGGTCTGGGCATATTATCTATCCTTTGTCTTACGAAGATTAATCAACCTTCCTTAACTCAATTGTACCACAATTTTTGAAATTTTAAAATTTTTGAATGACGTCTTTGTGAGCGCAATAAGTGCCGAAAGGGTAGGAGTGATTCAAAATTTCAGATTTTAAATTTTGTCATGGACATCATTGACCCTGTGTTGGCGGCAGGGTGGGAGTGAGTGAGCACCTCATGGGACCCAGATCGGTTTTTCTCGGGTGTATCGCCTTTCTCACGATCTGCCGACCTGCTGTCGAGCTGGCACGGTCCTTGCTTCATCGCGCTGTCTAGTACAATTGTACCATTGGCATGGCGTTTGCTAATAGCACGACCCATACCATGTGTCGTGTTGTATCGCAGCATACCTGTTGCACAATGCAACATGTGGTTAGGACGCGCTATAATGGGCTCTCGATGCACGCAATATGCGCAGGTATAGTACGGCATAGGTTATGCTATTTGCGTGCATCGAGAGTGGGTCGAGAGTGCATCGAGAGTGGGTCGAGAGTGGGTCGAGACGCTGGCTGGCTGGCTGGCTGGCTGGCTGGCTGGCTGGCTGGCTGGCTGGCTGGCTGGCTGGCTGGCTGGCTGGCTGGCTGGCTGGCTGGCTGGCTGGCTGGCTGGCTGACTGGCTGGCTGGCTGGCTGACTATCGTTACTCAATGCAACTGAGTTGCATTGAGTAACGATAGTCATTATCATTGTCAAGAGATCCGCGGATCGGGCGACTTAATGATAATGAGTATGATTGTCATTATCATACTCAAGGCAATAAAAAGCCCGCTTGCGCGGGCTTGTGTTTAGTGGTAGGGCTTACGCCTTATTAATCCAGCCGCGCCTAAGCCATGCGCGGATGTTGTGGGGCGCAAGGCCAATTTCCCGTGCTACCTGGGAACTAAGCGTACCGTTTACACTGGCGGCAATTGCCAAGATAGACAATTCCCGGTCTGCCTTGCCAACTACGCCGCAAGGTCCCTTTGCCATTTTGCCCAGTGTAAAACCAGCGGACCATTCCTCCGGCAGCGGCTTGCCAACTTGGCGCGCATGGGTTTTCCAAAAGCTGCTTTGGTTATTACAACCAAGTAACGGCTCCAGCTGCTCGCTTGCCAACGCAGTGACCAAGGAATCCGGAGCAACTTGCGGCAACGGGGTATGCACAGCAACGGGTTGCACAGCAGCGGCGGCAAGTTGTGCCATAGCATTAGCAGGGGCAGGTTTTGTAGATTTGGCGGACTTTGTAGATTTGGTAGAAGTAGAGGTTGTCATGATTTAGCACCTATAAAAGACCGTAACGTTACGGCGAAGCTATTACACCACGCGGCACAATCACCGTGCAATAGTATTTTTGTACTAGATGAGCAAATAGTTTGGAGTAGTACAAATTAACTATTGCCAAGAGCGCCAAACTATAGTACTCGCGCGCACGCGCCATGTGTTATATGTGGAGCTCGAATGATAATGACTATCATTATAGATCAGGCGATCAATGGATCTCGGGATCAGCGGAAGTCAAACTGTCGCTAGATCAAATGATCTGTATAATCGTTAAACTCGTATAATCGTCCGATCCTCTCCCATATCGTCTCGATCAGCCGATCTCTTGATCTAAAGAATTCTATTTCAAAATGCTGAGTGACAATGACGATAGATCAAATGTCTGTATAATCGGAATTTCACAGGATCAATGGAAGTGAGGCTGACTAAATTGAGGGTTAGAAGTCGATTTGAGGTCGAGGTCAACATTCGTATAATCGATTGATCATTTACCGTTGTTGGCTCGTATAATCAATTGACTCAAACTCTAACAGTCGTCCGATCCTCTCTCATATCGTCTCCTCACGTCAATTTCAACCCTAATAATATTCTAATTCAAAATGCTGAGTGACAACGAACATTTATTCAACAAACAAATTCCACTGAAATCACTAAACTTCGATTCAACATGCTTCAGTCCTTCATTCTCACGAACTGCCTATTTTTTGAGCAAAAACCGTACTGTTGCAAAATGCAGCACAGTGCTCAAAAAATAGGCAAAATGCACACTTCCAACCTTAAACTTTAGACTAACAAAAACAAACACTTAGACCCCAAGTTAGTTAGTTAGGCTCGTAATATATGCCGACTTTTTGCAAACAACATATTGGCTGGCGTAATAGCAAATACTAACCAACTAAGTTTGAACAAGCATCACTAACGCTAATACGCCATATAGCACATCTACCTTAGAGCAGGAGTGTTACCCGAGTAAACAGGTATCCAATCCCTTAACAATGGCTTGCAACTAACCTTTAACTAACGTAAAATAGCCACACGTCGCATTGCGACGCACCTGTTGTTCCTTTAATATTGACTATAGGAGACGGCCAAGGAAACAAGGCCGTAAGACAATGACCTACGATTCACACGCCGAGTTCGGTATGTATAAGCGCATTA